CTTATGCCGCCGTAAAGGATTGCGAGGTTGGGCACGAGGAAGATTACGATATATCTAATCAGTACATATTGGGCATAGATCTTGGAAGAGTTGAGTCATGGACTGTGATCATTGTCCTGCGCATTCCACAAGAAGAATATGAAGCCCCACGGATTGTGAAGATGGAGAGATTTCAGGGACCATGGCCGGTACAAAAACGACGGATAGCCGACGTAGCTCAGAGATTCGGACAGCCGCCAGTGTTCATAGACGCAACCGGGCTTGGAGATCCATTACAGGACGAGTTAAGGGGTACGCCGTATGATGTACGGAGAATTATACCAATCAAGTTTAGTGGAAGATCTAAGCCACAGATGGTAGAAGCATTATCGGGGGCCATAGCAGGGCAATCTATATCGTGGCCACCATACAAAGAGATGGAAAAGGAGCTGCTCAATATGGAGGGGAAGTCTCTCCCGAGTGGCATGATGCAGTACCGACACGCAAAGGGTTTCCACGACGACATACCGATGGCAATGGCATTAGCGTACTGGGGATACCTTAAACTCGGCGGTTCAAAGGGAAGCAACATCTGGATCTCTGGGATAGAAGTCGGAGGTAGAAGGTAAGCGGTAATGTCTTTAATGAAGGGGCAGTCTAACAAAATGTCCGCTATACCTATTTAGGAGGAGAATTTATGACAGCTACACAAGTCCCAAGTAAACTTGGGTGGGGCGGATCTGGTCTAAACGATAGCTTGAAGACTGTGCTTGACGGAATTGCTGAGGACACCAGTCTCGGCCATGTGAATATTTCTTTGGTTACCGGGGCTTCCGCAAGCTGCGACATAACCCTCACCGGGCTTGCCGCAGATGATGTACTTATTGGCGCGGTAGTTATTCATGGGATGAACGCTGCAACACCAGTCTTTACGAGCGTGGCTGTTGTTCCAACGGCAGGGATTGCCCATTCTATGACTCTTGACGCAACGCCAGTTGCTAGGGTGTTATACCTTACGCTGGACATTGATACCAGTGATGCGCTGGTCTATATCCTCTGGAGCAAGGCCGCGGATAAGAATATCATACCTGCGAGTTAAATATGGAACTGCCCGGAGGTTTGGAACTAAAGGTTGTTGAGTCTGATGTATCAGTCGATAGGTTAAGTAATACTCTCAAGAAAGCCGCATCAGGAATATCTGGTGTATCCCGATCAGCAATAGTACTACAGCTGAAGGGTAGCGGAACAGAGGTAATACCATGGCCTTACGATGTAGACCCAGCAGATTTCGCCGTTCTGTACGACGAGGAGCCTACTCACCATGCGTGTGTTGATGTTAAAGCATCAGCCACCATGTCTAATGGCTATAAGTTTGTACATAATAGCGGGTTGCCTAAAAGTGTTCCTATGGCTATGCGTAGGGATTTTGAAGATCTTTTTCCCGATGGGCCTGAGCAACTTGTTTCTCGTGGGCAGAAAGACTTTGAGAGTCTAGGCAACGCCTGGGTCGAGGTAGTGAGGGATGGTACGGGGCGCGTAAAGAATGGCTTAGGTAGGGTTGTACAGCTTAACCATATCCCGGCCTATACGATGTGGAGACTGAACCCAAATACAGCCTCCACTAATGGATCATATGTTCAGATATGCAACGGCACAGAGGTATACTTCCGTGAGTTCGGGTCTCAACCATTAGAGATAAACGGAGAGTGGGTGAACGAGGTTGTTCACCTCATAAACTACACTCCGTCTCATTACTTTTATGGGCTGCCTGCTATCTGGTCTGCTCTTTATGCGGCCATGTCCAACAGGCTAGATGGACAGAACTCAGTAGAGTACCAAGAAGATAAAGGCCTAGCTCGCTACATGCTTGTTATGGACGGGGCTCATACCATGGTTGATCCTAAAGACGAGGCCATGATAACTAACTATATGAACTCGCTAATGGAGAAGCGTAGCGTTAAGCTAATAATGGTTAGCACTCCAGCGGGGACAAACTCGAAGTTCCAGGCATTGCGTGAAGACCCGCACTTCGATCACTTATTGAATAACCGTAACGCTAATAGAGATGAGATATGTAGGGTTGAGCAAGTTCCTCCGAGGTTGATCGGAATCATCGCACAGGGCGCTTTAGGCTCTACAGGGGAAGGGGAGTCTCAGTTTGATCTGTTCAAGCGATTAGTTGTTCGCCCAAGGCAGAACAGATGGGAGAGATTGTTCTATAATGTCTTCTTCGCCAACGTCGATAAGCGAAAGCAGTGGGGCGTAGAGCTAAAAGAGGTAGACCTAGCAGACTTCCTGCGAAGACAGCAAGCAAATGTTGGGTATGTTCGTTCTGGCGTATTCTCTATCAATCAAGTTCTTGCCGATCTGGGAAGGCCTCCGTTGGGGAAGGGTGGCGACGAACACTTCATTATCTCTGGTGGCCAACCAGTGAAGATTGAAGACATCGGGAATGTAGATGTTCCAGCAGCTAGAAATGTTGTTGGGCCACGAGAAGCACAGGGTGGGGTTGACAGCGACACCACTTCTACAGATACATCGGCAAGGGGTGATACGGCTCATGTCTAAGAAAGCATTTAAGGGATCTGTTGTTATCCCTACCGAGTTCAAGAGTGACGGAGACCTTATTGTAGGGTATGCCAGCACTCCGCTAGTAGACCTCGGAGACGATAAATACAGAGATCAGATACCATCTAATCTTTGGCTAAAAGCATTGACTACGTTCTTCGCTACTGGCGCCGAGATCAGTTTCATGCACCGAAACATTGTAGCTGGGCAGACGGTAAAGATAGAGCTTGATGCAAATGGCCCGTTGCTTTACACTCGACCCACTAAGCAATACGTCAAGATGATGATTGCCGAAGGCGACCTGACAGGATACTCCATTGAATATACGGCTAACGACTGGGAGCTAAAGGATAACCCAGACCCGTTTGATAGTCGCCCCGTCAGGGTGTTTAAGGACTTTGATGTGTGGCGTGTGTCATACGTCGATAAACCGATGAACCCTGGATCTACATTTATAGGGGGTAAGAGCTTGAACTTTGATGATTTCCATTATACGTTTGACATGGAGAAAGGGGAGGTAACGGTTGTTGCGAACTCGCTTGATGCGTTTGCTCAATTGACTGGAATGTTTTCTGATGGTCTTGGATTCCCCGACGAGTTACCATCGGTTAAGGAAATATCTATCAAGATGGCGAGCGGCGATCCCGCTCATACGGACAAATCACACCGGACGACTAATCCGTTTACGAAAGCTATTGATGCTCTAGTTGCGCTCGGTGCAAAGACACAGGAGGAAACTGTGAAAGACACAGAGTTAAAGGCTCAGATTGAGGCACTAACTGCTTCGGTTACCGAAGCCATGGAGAAGTTTACCAAGTTAGAGCTCACTGCGGCACAGATCACCGAGCTGAAAGAGCAGGTCACCGCGCTTGCGGCCCTGATGCCAAAAGCTCCCGCAGAGGGAGAGAAGAGCGTAGTGGAGCAGGTTGTGGCATTAGGCGAGAAGGTTGATGCTCTTTCTGTTCTTATGCCAAAAGCTCCCGCAGAGGGAGAGAAGAGTGTAACTGAGAGGATCGCAGCCCTAGAGGCAAGCACAGCCTCTACGGTAACCGATGAAGTAAGCGCACTAAAGGCTACTGTTGAGTCTATTGTAGCTCTACTGGAGTCCGAGAAGGGTAAGTCTACTTTCACGAAGCCAGTCCCTAACGTCAATACCGACAAATGGGGCGCGTACTAATCTACAAGGAGGCTACAGAATAGCTATGGATCGCAAAGACATCATGACCAAGTTCCTGTCTACTACAATTGGAACAGACGGTCTATTGAACGCTACGCAGGCACGTTTATTTATCGACGAGTTTGTACAGACGGCTGAGTTAATGCCGTTGGTTACGCGACAGATAAAGACTGAGAGGTCGGGTACGTTCTACTCGATTGACATGAGTCAACCGGCAACGGTTGCGGCTTCCGAGGGAACCGAGTACACCGACGAGACCGGAGAGGTCACTTACGACAAGTATGCGTACAATGTCGTGAAGCGTCGAACCCAGTTCGAGATGACGTGGGAAGATGAGGCATGGACGATTGAGGGTGCTGGCTTCAAGCAGCATATCGTCAACATGTGGCTTCAGCGTTGGGGTGTTGATACTGAGGCGCTTGGTCTCTTAGGTGAGGGGCCTGCTGCAATTCCAGCTCCAGTGACAGCATGGGAGAAACTCTATGCTATTAACGAGGGTTGGTTGCCACAGATTACTGTGGCTAATGGATGCCATATCATAGACGCCGATGGCGCAACGCCTACATTCGAGCTATTCGCCAAGGCGTTCAACAACGTTCCTAACAAGTATCTGCGATTTGCCAAGCGCAACTATCGCTGGATGACTTCTACTCACGTCATCAGCGACTATCGCAACTACCTATCTTCGAGGCAGACTGGGCTTGGTGATGCTATCATCAATGGCCGTATCGCTCTTTCCCCGCAGGGAGTTCCTTTTGCAGGAGCCAATGGAGAAGAGGGCTTTGCTGTATTCCCTGAAACATTGGGAACAACCG